TGCAATATAGCAACATTGACATTTGATGCTGTAACATTGGCTCTTAGCGCATTTATTTCTGTTGACTGACTGGCAGCATTTGTGTTTGATAAAGTCAATGCTGAATTAATTGCAGTCAACGAAACACTTTGGGTAGCTGCATTTGATAGCAGAGTATTGATACTTGCGGCCAGTGTGCCGGTATTTGATTGTAGTGCAGCAACGCTGAGATTGCTCAAAGTTGACGCTGTTTGTAAACTTAGATTAGACGCAGTCAAGTTTGCAGTTAACAGATTGATTTGTGTGGCCTGTGTGGCAGCATTGGACAACAAGGTTGTGATGTTAGTTGTAGCGGTACCAATATTGGCATCGTAACTGGCAATACGTGCATTTGCCGCAGTAACATTGGCATTGATCAAATTGATTGCGGTGGCTTGTACGCCCGCATTTGAAGATAAAGCAAGTATGCTGGTACTAGCAGTACCCAAGTTTGCATCCAGTGTAACAATACGTGTATTGGCTGCGGTTATGTTGGCTCTTAATCCAACTATGGCTGTATTAGCAGCAGTAACATTGGCATTGATTGCAGTCAATGCTGTAAAATCAATTGCTGCAATAGCCGCATTGGCCGCAGTTATGTTTGCACGAAGTTTGGAAATCTCTGCGTTGGCGGCAGTAACATTAGCATTGGTTGTGGTGACACGTAAATTAGCAGCAGTAACATTGGCATTGATACTGGTTATATTGCTGTTTAAATTAGATGAAATGGCGGTATTGACATAGCCTTTGCTGGCTGCGTTTGGTATGTCTGCCACTGTTAATGATACATTACCAATTTGTCCATTAACAGAATATACCAAAACATTTGCAGCGGTAACTTGTACGTTTCCGCTGTAAAGCTCAGTAAAATTATCATTTATTTTATCAAACGCGGACCGCAGGGTGTCGCCATTGCCGTCACCTGCGCTGGTACCGATATCAATATTCTGTTGTGCCATAAATCATCCTTATACAAGGTATTTATGGCTATTTAGAACTATTGGTTCTGTGTGTGAATTAAGTGAGTAGTTTAAACACTAAAACTGCTGCCGCAGCCGCATGTGGTTTGGGCTTGTGGGTTTTCAATTGCAAAACTTGCACCCATTGCATCTTCGGTGTACTTGATTTTTGCGCCCTGTAAATACTGTGCGCTCATTGAGTCAACTAGCAACCCAACACCACCAAAATCTAGGCTAAAGTCGTCATCGTTTTGAGCTTCGTCAAAAGTAAAACCATATTGAAACCCACTACAGCCCCCGCCTTGCACAAATACACGTAGTTTAAGGGCTGGGTTATTTTCTTCTGCCAGTAAGTCTTTTAGTTTAATTACTGCGCTTTCTGCTAGATCAATCATGCACGGTCTCCTGCGTAAATTCTTCTATTGACGTATTCCCAATTTATAATACGCCATATGTTTTTTAAATACTTTTTCTTGTCTGTACCATAGTCCAATGCCCAGGCGTGTTCCCACCAGTCAACTAATAGTGCAATATCTGTGCGTTTGGCATGATTCTTAATTGTTTTGATTTGTCCGTTACGACTCAGATAAATCCAATTGGAACCTTGTAGTTTCATGGCTTCTTCTTCAAATGCTTTTTTGAAGTCTGTGAACGATCCAAAATGTCTGTTGATCAATGCCAGGCTTGCACCTGACGGGCTGTTGGCATTTTTTGGTGCTCGCAGTTGCGGAAAATAAATGTTGTGTAAATATGCTCCTGCTTCATTGAAAGTGGCATCGCCTTCACCTTTGTTGTAACGATCCACATAACCACGTGCCAGTTTACCATAATGATTTTCTAGTGTGGTTTTGCTTTTGACTGGAGCCAGTGCAGTCATTGCATAAGGTAATGCCTTGAGCTCAAGTTTTTTCTTTTCTTCTAATAGATCTATAATATCGCGCATACAGTTATTTATTGCGATACACAATGCGTCCACGGTTTAAATCGTATGGGCTCATTTCAATGTCCACCGAGTCCCCAGCTAATATACGTATATTATTTTTACGTAATCTACCACTAATGGTAGCAACAATTGGATGACCGTTTTCTAATATAACTCTAAACATTGCACTAGGCAACAGTTCATCAACCACACCAGACAACCTAATTAGGTCTTCTTTACTCACAAATATCCTTCATAATGCATGTATTTAACCTAAATTCTTGGCTTTTAATTTAACCCACACAAACTGTTTCATTTTTTCTGAATCCTGGCGCAGATAGGTGGCCCAGTAGTTCCAGTATGCACCCTTGATCAACTGCACACCGCCACGTGGACCTTGATACCACACTTGATCGCTTTCACGCATGAGTCGGGGAATGTGGTTGATATTGATTGAGCGCAATTTATTGTCCAACGCCAATTTCCATGCAAAGTCACCTTTGACACCGTAGTAATGATATCTAGCCACGGCGCATCCTGGAAATTTCTATGGCCTCTTCATCACTAAACACCGGCACAGCATTTGACTTGTGCATGGTGGCAATGCCCTTGACCTTGGTGCCAGTGTACACTTTGGCAGGTGCCAGCGTAGCATTACCACCAGTGTCCAGACTCTTGTATTGTCGTGTACTACGTTCAGCAGGTACACTAAGACTATAACCACTCAACGGAGCAGCCTTGAGCGCACGACCACGTTTCTTTTCCTCTTGTTCTATACCTTGCCTTCTCAGCAGGTCTTTCCATGATTCTTCCAATTCTCTAGCCTTTCTAGCATGTTCAGCAGATGCATACTTTTGTTTACCGCGACGTTTACCAGATGTAGTAAGTGCAGGGTGTGCAAGGTGCATGGTCATAATATTAGCCCAAAGTTGTACATAGAAGTATATTATAGCATCAATGTGATTTTAGGTCAACTCAATCCACTTGGGGTAATTTTACCATTTTCCAGTCCGGAGCCGAAAGTTTCAACATAGAATCCTTTTCTTCAAGCAAAAAAATATGATCAGGAAATCTAGATTTTAATCGATCAACAAGTTCTGCTGGGGATGATCCTTGGGCCAAAAAATCGTCAGAATCGGCATCATACCAATAGTAATTGTTATAATGTTCTTCAACACGTACACGATGTACAATTTCGTTGACCCGAGCTATTATGTTTTCTATTTCTTTATTTCTAGTACTAGATCGACGGAGTAAAAAATTCAAAAAGATACTGCTGACAATTCCCCAAAAGAACATTTGACATGCAAAAATAATAAATTCAATTATAAGATTACTCATATCAAGTCCAAAGTCCTTGCCTGATTTTAATTAAACGAATCATCATGTCTTCGTCCTCTTGTTCATACTTGGTTTCCAACTGGTGCATTTGATCCAGCATAGGCCCAGTATCTTCTTTGTTGTCACCGTCACCAAATATCCAATCATCAGGATCGGCTGCACGACGACGATTGCAGTAAGCTGACCATCCACTGACTTCCATGGGATCCGAACGTGCTGGTCGAGTAACTGTCCACCAGGTGTAGAGATCCAGGATCTCTTGAGCTTTAGCAGCTTGTGGAGTCAGCTGCCCAAGATTCTCGCTGCCTTCGGCAACTTCCTCCTCTTGCCAACGTAGATTACGCTGCCAATCTAGATTGTCTAATCCTGCTTGTTTGCAACGCCATGTACGCCAACGGAACCAACCTTTTGCCCAAAATGGTGCGCGATACTTTTTGGCAAATTCTGAACCTTCCCAAACAATGTGCCACCAAGCAAGTTCTACCTCAACAAAATCCACAAGCTCGTTGAACAAACAAGGCAAAAAGCGATTGCCCACATCACACCAATCGCCCGGTCTAATATCTCGGGAATGGGCAGTAAGCGTATGAGTACGAGTAACCCAGCGATTATTAACATAATACTTAACATCATAAATTTTCCTAATGGGCCAAGTCACAAAATCCTGTAGATATCCCAGTGCGTCGTCGGCCAACCAATAACGCCATGGATGTGCTGCCTTGGCCTTCTTGGTCCACACACGCCATCCGTCACTGGTTTCAGCGCCGGGTTTTGGCGTACCACGAAGCCAGTCTGCAAATTTACTACATGTCCAATAATTACTGTGTTGTGCCATTTTTTTCCTTGCGTTGTTTACGGAATATTTCTACTTCTTGACCAGCAGATTGTAAAACTGCGGCATAATTATGTGCCTGTTGTGCTGTCATAATGATTGACGCTTCGTATTTAACATAACCTTGTGTGAGCAGTTGCCATATAACTTGCCAACGATTTTTGCTCCACCAATTGGTTTTTTGTGTTGTATATGTGGTAACTGTAATGCCTGTTTCGTCTGCTTCAATACAGACATCATGCACACAATCCAAGTTACAACAATCACATGGAACTGTGTAGTATCGAGAATCCCCAAAATCTTTATGTAGCAAAATACCTTCTGCTGGTTTTTGTGCTTTCATTCGTTAACCCAATCATACGTTCGTTCAAAGATAGGACCATCACAAATATAAAGTTCGCCGTCAATGCCACGCATGAGATAGTCGCCGGGCTTGCCTTGTTTGTAATTGCCTTCTAGTGTATTCACACGGAATTCTTCGTTAATCTTTTTAGCATGAACCACAATTGGCTTTTTCATACAACTACCCATGTCTGCTACTTGTTCAAAAGTGTCAAATGTTTTCATTAGATCTCCACATATTTAAGGTTAAAATCATCTGCCCGTGACTCGTAGTTTATATAGCCACGTGGGTTACACACAATTCTAGTGGTGCCAACCATGTAGTCAAAGTCCTCATGAGTATGTCCATGTGTCCATAGCCGGATCTGCGGATTTGCAACAATAAACGCATCCAGGTCACTGCTGTACCCGCCGTTCATTTGAGTCTCGTGCTTGTATCTAGGGTGTGTAGATCGTTTGCTTGGACTGTGATGTCCAACGACAACAAATTGTGCATCCGGTGCTGCATCAGCCAGCACAGACTTCAAGTGTGCCAAGAATGCTTTATGATCCACAACAGCATCTTCGGGGCTAAACCAAGCAGTATCTTCTTTGAACTTAAAACCATCTTCAATATATCCGGTGGTTTTTTCATTGATCAGATAATTTCCGTCTGGACCTTTTTTGTACAAAGGTACACGACGTTGTTTTGTACCATTAGCAACACAGCGGAAGTCGTTCATCATACGAGCAATGCTGCTAAGAGTGTCGGGATCTTCCTGATTCATGTCGGTCCACAATGTGCCTCCAAAAAAGGTAATATCGCGAATCTGAACCAGTTCCTTGTCGAGGAAATGCACATTGTCAAACTCTGCACAGATAGATCTTAAAACATCCGCCGACGTTGTAAAGTCTCCGTGGTAATGTTCATGGTTGCCCATGATAAACACCACATGCGGAAACTCAAAGGCGCAACGAGAAATAAAATCACGATAGCGGTGGCTTCGGGCGCCTTCCATGATATTATTGGGATCAGGACGTCCGATGTCTTTGGCAACCATGATGTCGCCACCTAGAATAAGCACATCGGCTGCTTCTTCGTTTTTAAGTGTAATGTCTCCAAACTCTAAGTGGAGATCGCTGCATACTGCAATTTTCATATTAGGTCCATTTGAGTGCGAATTCTACCGCATGTTTTGGATCGGCAAATTCAAAACTATATGCCTTGCTTGGGAAGAGATTTTGTACTTGAAATCGATTACCAAACTGTTTACTAGCCCACACAATAGCATCGTAAGTGTTGTTGTAAATTGTAATTTTGTTCATGCTGTATTATAACAGAAACATGTCTTTTTAGTCTACTACTTCTTAAGAATATCCCAAACTTTTTGTTTTTCTAAAATTTCCTGTTCCAAGGCTCGGTATTGATCACCAAGGTCTTTTAACTTATTAAATTCTTCTTCTAGTTTGGGATTTGGTTGTAGCATGGCCAATCTGGATTCAACAGATTCGATCCATTGGTCCATGTCTCTATTCCGCCATCTTAGGGTTCCGGTTATTTCGGCATCACCAGAAACTTTTAAACTGGGTTGAATACCACCACTTACTGTAACTACCGAAGTATCCTGGGTGATGCTTCCGTTACTCCATGTGTAGGTGCTGCCACCTCCACTGCCTCCGGCGGATGCATAAACATTTTCATAAGAATTATTTGGTATAATACTGTATTTGGGAATAGTTGTTGCCATAAATTATTTATTTTTATATATGTTGTATTTTAACAAATCTAGATCGTATAGTCAATAAAAAACGGGCCGGAGCCCGTTAGTTATTTGTTCTTTTGTTGATGTCGATATTCCCTGCGTAACCACCAACGATATCGTTGCCAGTAATCCTGTAAGGTATACGGCAACTCATTATGGTCTTCGTGTTCACGACAGTTTTCCAGCCAGATAATTCTCAACCAACTTCTAAAGT